GGTGATCGGGTCGGCGGTGTCCAGCGCGTCCACCACGCCATCCAACAGGCTCAGCGCCTTGCCGTGCTGGGTCAGTGCCTCGGCTATGAACGCTTTCGAGGTCCGCAGGCATTTGTGCGCGATGCGAATCGCGTCCTCATGCGCCACCGGCGGATCATCGTCGCCGTCGCCGCCGTCGCGGCGCACCAGCCGGCGGATCGCCGCCAGCAACTTCGTGTCATCGTCCGGCTCGGCCCTGGCGCCGCCGTGCACCGAACACTCGGACGGATCGGTCATGCCGCACTGATCGTCCGGCCCACGGCCGCAGTTTCCCACGGTCGCGCCTCCGGCGGTGGGGTCTTCCTCGGTCGCGCCCGGATCGCGGCGCACCGGCACGCGCCGCGTCTGCCCCGGAACACGGGGTTTACCTGCCATTGATGGTTCCTTCGCTGCTTTCCGCAGACGCTCTAATTCGTCTCGGGTTATCAACACTCGTTTCAATTCGGCGCCGCCGCCGTCGAGGACTCGTTCCGCCCATTCCACCAACGGCCGCGTGTCGATCCCTTTGCGGCGGGCCTCGGCCAGCGCGTTCGGGTTCGCCGGCACCGGGCAGACGCTGATCTCCAGCAACTGCTGTTCGAGGAAATCGATGCCCCAGGGCCGGTCGGGATCGTTCTGGACGAACTCGTGTTTGGTCGGCATGAAGCCGACGCTCACCGCGCGCAGAAACTTGCCGACCAGCAGGCGGTAGATCGTGTCCGCGAACTGGTACGTCTCGGGCGGGGCGAACTCGATGTCGCCCATCAGGCGCCCGCCCTCGACCCCGACGTTCCTGCCGCCGCCGATCGGCGGCGCCGAACTGTCGTGTGCCCACAGCGCCACCGGGTTCCGCACGTAATCGGAGATGTCCCACCCGGCCGCGCGGATCGTATCGCCCATGCGATCGACCGACTCGTCGGAGTAGCAGAACCGCAGCGTCCGATCGGCGCCGTCCACCGGCACCGGTGGCTCGACGCTGATCCGGAACACGCCGCCGGTTGGCGTGCGCTTCGCCCGCAGTTCCTTGCGGAACTGTTCAACGCTGATCAGGCCGCAACGCGGACTGATGTGCCGGTAGGCGTCAGCCGCACTCAGCGTCGTCACGGTCACCCTTGTTCTCCTTGTCCTGGTCCTGTCGGCCGCCGACGATCAGCAGCCCGCGGCCGTCGCCATAGATGCCGGTCGGTTCCGCCTGGGACCGGCCAACCGCCATGATCAGCGCGACGATCGGGTCGATGCGCTCGATCGAGCGCTCCTTGTCCGGTTTCTCGTTGCCGGCCGGGTCTTTCCGCACAGTAACGTTGGAGGCGCACCAGTCGGCGACGGGATCGCCGCCGTGCTGCAATTCCTTCGCCAGCAGCTTGCGGATGAACTCGGCCGAAGCCGGACCCATGCTCAAAAAGCCCTGGCCGAACTCGACCAGGGTCATGCCTTCATCCGCCAGATTGCGGACGATCTCGCCCGCGAAGGTGCGATCGAACGCCAGTTCCTGAATGTCGTAAACGGTCGCGAGGTTGAGGATTTCCGCCTCGACGAATTTGAAGTCGGTCGTGTTGCCCTCGGTCGCGATCAGGTGTCCCTGATCGCGCCAGACCACGTACGGCGCGCGGTCACGCCGCGATCGTTCCACGATGTCGTCAGCCGGGCACCAGTGGCGCCAGAGCACTTTCCAGCGTTCGCCGTCGCTCACTGGCGGGAACAACAGCGCCAGCGACGACAGGTCGTTTACCCGGGCCAGATCGAGCGCGGCGATGCATCGGCGCCCCTTCAGCGCGTCAGCATCGATCGGATCGGCGCCGCGTGCCCAGACGTCCATCGGAATCCAGCGGACAAGCTGCTGCGTCCACTGGTTAAGCCGCAGCCGCCGTATCGAGTTCTGCCGTGACGGCATGGACTGTGCGAGCGCGACCTCGGCCCGGAGATCCTCGATCTTGAGGACCGCGCCATGCTTCGCCGTGGTCACAGACCCAAGCGACGGATTGGCCTTTCGCCACGCCAGTTCGTCTTGCCAGTCGTCGCCTTCGTCGATCGTCGCGATGTAGGCGAACCAACGGTCGGCGGTGATTTCCGGGATGACGCCTTCCAGCACCTTAACCGAAAAGTCCCAGTGCAGGTAACAAACCGACGTTCGGCTCACGCCCGCCGTCGTGGTTTCGTACATCAGCGGTTGCAGGCGCGCGCCCATACCGGTGTCGAGTTTCTCGATGACCTCCGCGTTGGGATGCTCGTGCAGCTCATCGACCAAAGCGACGAACACGTTCAACCCGTCCATTTTCGACGTGTCGGCCGACAACGGCCTGAACCACGAAGCGGTCGCGATTACGGCGAGATTGTTCGTCGTCTTCACGATCCGCCGCCGCAACGCCGGCGACCCGGCCCGCATGCGCTCGGCCTCCGAGAACACGATCCGCGCCTGGTCACGCGTGGTCGCAGCCGAGTAGATTTCGGCGCCTGCCTCCTTTTCGTCGATCAGCGCCTTCAGCCCGATCCCGGCCTCGAGAGTCGACTTGCCGTTCTTCCGCGCCGTCGAGACGAACGCCGTGCGAAACCGCCTGATTTCGATCCCCAGGCTGGGCAGCATGATCTTCCACCCGAAGATCGAGCCGATAACGAATTGCTCCCAGTCGAGCAGTTCGAAGGGCTGTTTCGCGTACTGCCCCTTGCTGTGCCGCAACACCGCGGGGAAGAAGTCGATCGCGCGCTGCGCGGTCGCCCGGTCCCATCGCAGACCGCGCACCGGGCCGTCCTCCAGGTCGCGCAAGTGCCGCTCGCAGGCGAGGCGCACCAGCCGTCCGGTGACGATCTGATTCTCAGCGACGGCCCGTGCGTATGCCTCGACCGGATCAGTTGGCGGTGGCGCCGGCCGCTTACGCCCTCCCACTCAGGAACGCCTCGGCGGGGTCTTCGTCATCGTCCGGCTCGGTGGCCTTGATGCGAGAGCGGGACGAACCCGACAGGCCGATTTGCTCCGAGAACTGCCGCACCTGATCCAGTGCCTTGTTCGACGCCGACAAATAGGGCGAATACATCGGATAGCCGTTCGGCGCCTTCACGATCAGTCCCGTTGTCACCAACATCTTCTCACACTCGACCCATCGAGCCCATGCCATGCAATATCCGGCGATGACGGCGCGATCGAGTTTCACGATCAACCCGACATCTGCCAGCAGAACCGTCACCCGGTTCCACTCTTTCAGCGCCTCTTCGTTCAACATTTCCGGCGGGTCCGGGATCACCACCCGCGGTTTCGCCTCTCGGGCGTTGAGCGGACGGTGTCCAGGATTGCCGGTGATCAGTTTGACAACCGTGGCTGTCGGTTTGCGGCCTCGCACGTTCTCACTTTCACACTTCCCGGATCGGGAATAGTTGTCGGGCCTCAGGAGTTACCCATGGCAATCCCGCCGATCCGCACCGACGCCGACCACGAAGCCACGCTCAGACGAATCGAGACGCTGTGGAATGCCGAACCCGGCACTCCAGATCACGATGAATTCGAGGTGCTTGTCGGTCTCGTTTCGGCATACGAGGACGAGCGGTGGCCAATTCTGCCACCCGATCACGTGCGGTGACGCTTTCGGGTCAGCCTCGTGGTTCGGAATTCTTGGCTTCCGCGACTTCCTTCGCGGCCAGCGCCTCGCCGGCCAGCTCTGCCATCAGCCGCAGCGCGACTGCCGTGTTGTGGATCCCGGTGGCGTGCTTCACCGCCAGCAACGCCTCGAAGAACCGGCCGAAGTCGGCATAGAGCCCGACCAGCCGCGCCGCCGCCGAGTTCGATTTGCCGATCTTGTCCAGCCAGTCGTTGAAGATCGCCGCATCGGCGGGCAGGAACGAGACGAACAGTTCCTCGTAAAACGGCTGCTCGACCCGCAGCACCGACATATCGAGGTCTTCGACCTTGAAAGCGTCGTCGGTCAGGCCGGAATACTCTTTCCACTCAAACCCGAGTTCGTCGTACAGCGCCCGCAGAACGTTCGGATCGTCCTCGCCGACGATCGCGTTGTGGCTCAGTTGCAGCGCCACGAACTGCTCGCGGGTCAGCGGCGACGTGATCTCGATCACGTCATGCTCGACCAGACCCGCCTTCATCGCCGCCGCCACCCGGTGACTGCCTGAGGCGACGGTCAGGTCATCGCCCTGCCGGTTCACCAGCGGAAAGCTGGTCAGGCACCCATCCCGTTTGATGTTGGCGACAAGCTGCGCGAACGCCGGACCCTTCAGAAACCGCGCGTTCTTCTCAGGCAGTTTCAGGTCGGACAGGCGCACCCTTGTGACGCGCGTTTGCAACAAAGCGCTGGAACCACTCGGCGTAGACTCCGTTGGGAGTTTCGCGCCGGACTTTGCTCGCATAATTGATCTTCCCTGGGCTGCGCCCAATGATTTCGAAGATGCCGCGATATTTCATGGACACAGGCTGATCGGTGAACGCGGTCGTTACGACCGTGTCGATGCGCTGCACCAGCTTGATCTCCAGCCGGCCAA